CAACAGCAAACAAATGAAGCAGTAGCAGATATTAGCCGAGCACATAGAGCAGAGGAATTATTAAACAATCCTTTATATGTTGAAGCAATCACAGCAATGCAAGCTTCGGTATTTGATTTATTTAACGGCACTAAGTTTAAAGACAGTGCCGAGCGTGATGAATTATGGCGCAGAATGCAGACTATTAAACAGTTTCAAGGTAAGTTTGAAAGCATAGTAAAGCAAGGTGTTAACGCACAAAAAACGCTAAGTTTATTAGAAAAAGGCAAGCAGTTAATTAATAGAATATAACGTCAACAACCATTAAGGACTGACAATGTTTCAATATCAAGAAAGTATTACGCCCCAACAGGCAATAGAAAAAAGATTGGCTTCAAAAAATACGGACTCGCAAGAGCAACCTGAAAATACTGAAGTTGTTAACGTGTCGGAAGATGCACCAATTGATAATGTAGTTGAATTAGAGGCGAAAGCTAATGAAGAAGTTACAGAGGAAGTTGAAGAGTCAGAAGAAGAAGAGGTTAATCAGGCAACTGAGACTGATACAGAAGAAGATCTTTACGTTGAATATAAAGGACGTGAAATAAATCTTCGGGACGTTGAGGAATGGGAGCAAGGCAACCTTAGACAATCTGATTATACTCGCAAGACGCAAGAGTTATCAGAAAGCCGAACCGCTTTCGATAATGAAAAAGCAGAGTTTAACGCAAAGCAATCTGAATTCAATACAAAACTCGCACAACTTAACGCGATGATTGAAGAAGATACGCCAAGCGCTGAAACACTGGCAGAATGGCGAGAGTACGAACCAGAAAAGTATATCGAACACACTGAAAAAATGAGTAATCGTAAGAAGCTGTTAGCTGAGTCTAAAGCAGAATTACCCAATAGTGTGGATATGGCTAAAGTAAGCGCTGATTTGTTCGCTAACCACCCTGAATGGATGGATAACGGCAAGCAGTCGCAGAAGTTTACAGATGACACAAACCTAATGACTAGTTATGCAGAAAGTCGTGGCATTGGTCAGGCTGAACTTTCAGGCTTTGACGCTAGACATTACGAAATAATGTTAGACGCGGCTAAATATCAATCGGTAAACAATAGTAATGCGGCTATCGAAAAGAAAGTACGCAAAGCTCCGGTAAGTACAAGACCAAAAGCAAGGGCAACTAGTAAGGTGGCTACTGATATTAAATCAGCAAAAGCCAAGTTTATGAAAACAGGTAACAATGAAGATTATGTTGCTTATAAAAAACTAACTAGAGCCGCACAAACCTAACGACAACTTAACAACTAAATAAAGGAAGCTAAAATGGCTGACGTATTCTCAACCTATGACGCGATTGGTAATCGTGAAGATTTATCAGATATGATTTATAACATTTCTCCTATGGAGACTCCATTCGTATCTGGTATTTCTAAAAACACAGCAACAGCAACAAACCATGAATTTCAAACAGATTCATTGGCAAGTGCTGCTAACAACGCTGTAATCGAAGGAGCAGACGCAACAACAACTGTTTCAAGTCCTACAGTACGTTTGGGTAATTACACTCAAATTAGCTCTAAGGTCCCACAAGTTTCACGTACACAACGCCAAGTTGATAGCGCTGGTCGTGGTGATGAAATGGATTACCAAGTCATGAAAATGGCTAAAGAGCTTAAACGTGATCAGGAAGTTGCACTATTAGCTAACAAAGCTAAAGTTGCAGGTTCTGAAGTATTAGCGCGTGAACTGGCGGGTATTGAAAGCTGGATTGCTACCAACACTATCGTTGGTGCTACTGGTTCGGCGGCCACTGGTGACGGTACTGATGCTCGCACAGCAGGTAGTTTAACGGCTTTTGATGAAGCTGATTTAAAAACTGTGCTCGCCTCATGTTGGGATGAAGGCGGTAATCCTGATGTTATTATGTGTGGTTCATTCAACAAGCAAGCAATGAGTGCTTTTGTTGGTGGTGGTGCAAGTGGCCCAGCTCAACGTACAGTTGATGGTGATGCTACTCGTATTAATACTGCGATTGACGTTTATGTATCTGACTTTGGCTCTTTACGTGTAGTGCCTAATCGTCATATGGTGCAAAACTCAGTGCTAGTATTGGAAATGGATAAGTGGAAACTTTCTACTCTTGCTAACTTCCAAGAAACACCACTTGCTAAGAATGGCGATTCAGACCGTGTACAACTATTGTCTGAATATACATTAGAAGCATGTAACGAAAAAGCTTCAGGTGCAATCTACGATAACACTGTATCGTAAATAAAATTAGGCTAGTCTTTCGGGGCTAGCCTTATATTAAGGTGGACATCATGACAGAACCAAAACCAAAAAAACCAGCAATTAAAAAGTATGTAGCGCTTAAAAACCTATGCGTTAAACAAGGCGAACAGATTAAAAAAGGCGATACTTTTACCTGTACAGACAAGCAAGCAAAGGCTTATAAAAAAATTAAGGCTATCTAATGAAAGAAACGTTATTTGATGTAGACAGATTTAGCGGTATTACTGAAACTTTCCAAAAACATGAGGGTAAGAGTGTAATTCGTAAGCATCAAGACGTTAAATCTATCATTGACGCTAACAAGCGAGAGCTAAACAGTAACATAGGCAGGAATTGGTCAGGTGATTTTCATAAGGTCGCTTCTATTCCTTTGATTGTTATTGATATGTGGCGCGAAGAGTTAAAAGCTAGTGGCGCAGTAGATTGTGATCCACTTAGTGCGAATAATAAAACCTATTTTATAGCCAAGATTAACTCAAGTGAGTGGTCAGGGCTTAGAACAAAGCAGGGACAAATCTAATGGCTATGTCAAATTATGACGAACTAGTTAAACAAGTGATCGACTGGTCACATCGTGGCGATTTAGGCACAAAAATAGCTGACTTCATTACACTGGCTGAAAATGCTATGTATTCTAATGAGCAAGAAGTTTTGACTGTTCGAAGTATGGAGACAATATCAACAGCTTTAACGGCTGGTCAGTATTTAGCCTTGCCTACTAACTTTGAATCGGCTCGCAGTGTTAGATTGGTTACTGGTGATAATGGCGGTGAGTTAAAATTCCAAGCCCCAGAGCAGATGTTTAAGCAAGTATCCACCGGTAGACCTAATTTTTATACTGTTGTTGGCAATGAAATCCAATTTGACAGAACACCGGACTCAGAATACACAATAGAGATTCAATACTACCGTAAAGCCACAGCGTTAAGCGATATTAACCAAACTAACGAGATATTAACTAGCCATCCAAGTATCTATCTATTTGGCGCATTAACGGCTTTATTTGGCTATTCACAAGACGTTGAACAGCAAATGAAATATAACGCTATGTTTATGAGTGCCATTAAAGGTGCTAATAAAGGTGATAAAAAAGGACGTTACGGCCCTGCTCCTAGCATGAGCTTAGATTGCGGTATGGTGGTCTAATGGCTTTCCAAACAATACCAGTAAATACGACTGGGCCATCTTATCAGAGTAGGTCGCGACCTTTATCAAGCCAGATTACACAAAACTGGTACCAACAACTTAGCGAGCAAGGCAAAGACCAGTATGTTTTATTAGCTTATCCTGGGCTTAAGTTACTAGGCAATGCTGAGGGTAAAGACCGTGGCTTTCATCGTATGGCTGAAATAGTTTACCAAGTTAAAGGTACTTCACTATACGAAATCGACAAGCTAGGTAATCATACCTTACGCGGAACAATCCCCGGTACTGGTTACGCAATAATGGCTGACGATGGTATTAATATGTTTATTGTTTCAGACCTAAAGGTTTGGAAATACTCAACAGATACCAGCGCAGTAACACAAGTAACAGATTCAAATATTACGGGTGCTAAGTCGGTCGACTTCTTTAACAATCAATTTATTTATACTTTTGATAAATTTTCCACTGTCTCAAATGTTGGTGATGGTTCATCAGCTAGCGGTTTAAATATCATCGGTGAAGAATCCTCCCCCGATGACCTAATAAGGGATTATGTATTTCAAGGTGTTATTTACAGAGCAAGCCAAAGGACAATAGTTGCATGGTGGAATAACCCAGCACTAAAACCACCTATTGAAAGGCTAGAAGGTAGATTGTTTAATGTAGGTTTAGCGGCTATCAACTCAATAGCAAAGACAGATAAAGCTTTTTACTGGTTAGGTGATGACTATGCAATCTATCGTGCAACAGGTGGCGTAGAAGAGCGCATAAGTACAGATGCAATTTCAAACGAGTTGCAAAAATACTCTCGTGTTGATGATGCTATTGCTAACACCTTTACATTCCAAGGTCAGAACTTTTATCAAATTACATTTCCTACCGGCAACAGAACCTTCATTGTTAATGAAACATTGGGTGCAAATGGCTGGTTTGATTTATCTGGCAGCGTAAATAACCCACTTGAAGCAAGCAAATACCAAGGGCAAACCGTTATAAACGCTTATGGTAAAAACTTAGTTGCTGATGATAGCAACGGCAATGTTTACGAATTAGATTTTAATACCTTCACCAATAACAACGACCCACTTCAAAGGGTAAGAGTTACACAAAGCGTTAATGGTGATTTACTTGGCGCTAAAGGTAAGCGTATTCAAATGTCATGCTTAAAATTGATTATGGAAACAGGTCAAGGCTTGATTAGTGGTCAAGGTGATAACCCGCAGATTATGGTTGAATATTCAGACGATGGTGGTAATACATGGGGTGCTGGTTCATGGCCTCGCGTTGGTCGGCTAGGTGAATTTACGTTGCAGGTTGAGTGGTTTGATTTAGGTTCTTTTTATGATCGCATATTCAGAATATCAACTACCGACCCTGTTAACTATTCGATTTACTCGGCAACTATTGACCTAAGATTGGCAGGTAAGTAATGTCAAATTCAGTCAACCCGATACCTACGATATTACAAAAGCCAGATGCTTTTAAAAAAGATCCACAATTGTTCGCGTGGTCTGGTCAACTTGAAACTATATTATTTCAGTTACGCCAAAGAACGGGCGGCAACAATGACGATGTTGAAGATTCAAAACAGAACATAACAAGCACATCTAGCAGAGTAAGCAGAAACGCGGCACGTATAAACTCAATAGAATTAAAAGAGTTTGAGATAATCTCAACGACAACGAGTTTAACGGCTGAAGAGTTTCAGATAATCATTTGCAAAAACACCTCTGCCATAGATATAACGTTAGACCCTGAAGCTATTGAAAACGATGAAGTACACATTAAAAGACGCAATGGTGTAATTAATGTTATCGGCTCAATTGATGGATTTACTAACAAACGAATAAACATCAAGAATTATAGTATGCACTTAGTTTTTGATGGTACTGATTGGAGTGAAATATGAGCAATAATGTAACACCTATACCAACACTAACGGCATTCGGTGAAGCAAAGGTTGAATTCAACAGTCCCGTTACGCAAATATCAGCTCAGTATGGTTTATTACAAAACGTTCTGA